GAGCCAAGCCCATCAAGGTGTTACGGCTTGAAGGAGGAATAACCAAGAAACGACCATCCATAGGCACGTCTTGATCGTCCAAACGCTGAATGGTACGGCGGATAGCAGCATCAGTCAAAGCAGCTTGGTTGTCAGTAGTGTAGTCGTAAGCGGTAGTACCGTCAGAACCGATGTAAGCGCCAGAGTAACGAGCACCTGTACCACCGTTGAAAGTACGACCCAATTGGATCAACGAAGTGTCCACTTGTTTAGCCAAAGCGTAACCAGCGTCATCAGTGTAGAACTGACGGAGGCTAGACAAAGCTTGGGTTTCAACGATGTCTTCGATCAAGTGGCTATATTCATAGTGCTTGTTGATCTGAACGGTGATGTTGCTGTTAGGCGACACTGCTTGGATGTTAACGGTAGTAGCACCAGCTTTAGCAGATGCAGCACCACGGTTAGGAGAAGGAATGTAAACGGTGTCACCCTTCTTGCCCTTGAAGTTCATTTTCTTGACCAAGTTAGCCAAGACCAGATTCTTCTTATAGGCAGCAACGATCTCATCAGACCATACTGCGGGGATAAACTTACCGGTTACGTTCGAGGTTTGTACGGAATTGCTGCCGTCAAAATATGTAGCCATTTATAAACTCCAAATGTTTAAATATTAGAAAAAAGTTACTTAACCCGACCTTCTGCGTAAGCAGCCATGATCTCAGATTCGAGAGCATTGTATCGTTCGGGGTCAGTCATACGTAGGCGGATCAAATCTGCCCGTCGATAGACTCGTTTAGAAGACTCTCCTGTACCACCAGTATCTACAGTAGCAGACTTGAGGGTCTTATCAGTAGCTTGTTTAGCTTGCTGGACTTGTTCTTGTTGCTTGATTTGCTTCAGAGCTTTGAAGGTAGACAACAATTCATTGGCGCTATCGAAATCAAACTCACTATCAGCTTTTGTATACAAACTGAGGCGAACGGGAGACTGTTTTACCCACTCCGCAAACTCAGCATTCTGAACAATTTGCTGAAAGTCAGGATGTTCCGAGGCTAGACGCTGCTGAATCTGCATACGTTTAAACTCTTGTGTTGCTTGTCGAGCAGCAATCACATCGGGGTGACTCTCAAGTGTCTGTTTAACTGCCTTCTTGGGGTCTTCAAAGAAGTCAATTTCAGGCTCAACTTCAGTAGGTTGCGTAGGTTTCGATAAAGACTGTTTCAAGAGTTCGTCAGCAAGTTTCCTTACTTCTCCTACCTCTTGTGCCTGTTTCCCAATAAGCTTTTCAGCCTCTTGGTGCATCTTAATCACATCTTCAATACCTTTTCCCTTGTATTTGTCGGGGATATTTGTTGGATGATCTTCTTCTACTTTAGGCTCTGACTTAACGAGTTGCTCAACTACGCTGAGTTCGTCTTCACCAGTACTATCATCATTATCGTCAATAAACGTAGCCATACTTTTCCTTTCCTGCCGTATATCGGTTCTAGGAGTAAATGTTATAAATGAATACACCCTTATAAGCCGGGTTCTGTATTCCCTTTCTTACGCTCAATAGCGAAGTGCTCGCTTCTCTTGCGTTCCCATGCGTCATAAGCTGTTGGAAATGAGCCTGTAAAGGGTTCCAGCTTAGTCTGCACAGCAGAAACAATTCGTGTTGCTTTTTTACCACATGCACGACAGGAAATCTCTCGTGTATCTGAAGACACTAATGCTTCTGAAATATGATTGTCCTCACAAAGGAACTCAAACATTCGACGACTCATAACGAAGTCTCCTGTTCTAGCTCTTCATAAGAACGCTCATAGGCGGTCCTAAGACCTAACATCCAGTTCAATATGTCCAACTGTCCACGACGAAAGTCTAGTGGGTGCGTTTCCGTGACAGAGGAGAGCTTATCGTAACTGTCTGCAATCTTTTGAATGTCTTCCATGAAATCTTGCCACCCTTGGGTAGCCATCATGGAAAAAGCATTATCGTAAAACTTTTGTAACTCTGGGGTCATTTTTGACTTGTCCTTAAGTACTATATAGGACAAGAATGTAACACAATTTTAGCTATTTGTCAATACTTTTATTTATAAATATTTTAGAAAAAGTTAAAAAAGTTACCACCACCGTAGTAAGAACTAACAACAGTACCATTAATGTAACTTACGCTCAAATAGTCAATACCGCCGCCAGCGAAGAAACTCAATCCTGTGTTGTTTCCTCCGTTGGTTGAGTTTGCACCCATGTACCAAGTTGAACCTTTTTGTAAGGTTGCTTGGCTAGTTGTCGTTGAACCTAAAGTGATTAAATTACCAGCAGTACCTGAAAGACTGAAACTGGTAAAGATGTTAGTAGTCCCTGCCGTAAACAATACGGTCGCTGGCTGGACGGTATTGGTTATATTGGAAAATGTGTTTGACCCTGTAATAGTCAATGTCCCAATACCGCCTTGATTTAATGTGCAATTGTAAGTAGAGCCGCCACCAACAAAGTTCTTGGCAGTAGCGGCAGTCATTGAGATCGTACCTATACCAGTTCCTGCTGTGGTTGTAAACCCTGTAGCTTGAACATTATTGAAAGCAAATGCCGATGCAGCAGGGCAAACCAATGTTCCGCCATTAAATGTAAGATTCTTTGTTCCTGTACCTGTAGCAAATGATGTACCCACAGTCATTGTCTTACCATTCAAGTCCAATGTTCCGTTAGATAATGTGGCAGTTCTAGTTGACCCCATTGTCAGGGCATCTTGAAGCTGAAATGTCCCACCTATACCATTAAATACAAGTGGAAAATCAATTGTCTTACCATTTGTTGTAATCTGTTGTGTACCGGTTGTTACCCAAAAACTAAAATTACTTGCAGAAGCAGATAATGTCATCCCTGTAGAAAGTTTTAGGTTTCCGTAAATAGCTACTGAAGCTCCCGGTCCCCAAGTTCCAGCAAAACCAGTAAAATCTATATTTCTTGCAGCGTGACCAATACTTGATAAAAACGTCAATACATAGGTTCCACCAGTGAAATTAAAACTGATAGAGTTTGTTTCCGTTGATGCACCGGGTAAAACAGAAATAGCAGTAGAGCCAGCGCTTGTTACATTAACGACTTGAGTTCCTGTAGTAGTTAAGCCTGTTGCCGTTGACGTAGTCCACACAGCACCTGTACCCGTACAAGTTATGTTACCTGTACCAAATGCAATTGTTCTTGTGTTCGAGTTACTAGAACTAAATAAAAATGTACTCAACGTATATGACTGTAAATTAATAGTACCTTGTGTAAGAGTACACCCTAATGTAGATGAGCTAGTAAAAGCATCTTGAAGTTTAACGGTTCCACCAGGACTATTGACTGTAACAGCTTGCGATAAAGATATTCCAGCACTTGTAATTGTTTGTGTTGTTCTACCTAAAAAAATTAAATTTTGTCCACCTGTAAATGTAAGTCCAGTTCCGTTAATCCAATTTCCGTATACTGATAAATTAAATACTCCGGTAGCCAATGTCATTGTATTGCTTGTACGCAACGACATATCTACTGTACCCGTGTTGTATTCAGCGTTAACAGTTACTGTTGATCCAGATGCAGGATATGTTGCAGCAGGGAATACTGCAGTATCTTGCGCTAAAGGAAACATAGTTGCATCATTTGCGCCGCCAGAAGTAGCTGACCATCCTCCAGCACCAGCTACTCCCCAATTTAAAGACGCAGTAGTTTGACGGTAATAAACAGTCTTAGCCGCAGGAAAGTTAATTCCGCTATTGCCTTTACAGTCACCAGCCCTTGTAGGTGAAATAGGCGATGCAGCACCAGCTATTGCAATGTCACGAAAGTCGTAATCTGTACCACCACTAATAGCAGCACAAGTCAGTGTTCTTTGTGTTCCGATTGTGTCGGAAGCAAGCATTGTTCTATATGCAGCAGCAGTACCTGCATTTAGCGTCAATGTTCCATTGATAGTTTGATTACTACCAATGCTAAATATTGCTATACCAACAGATGTTCTACCAGCAATTGTTAAATTGTTAAATGTATTTGCACCTGTAATTGCTGGCGTACTTAATGCAGTATTTGTAAAAGATACATTATAAAAAGTTTGACTCCCACCGCTAAATGCTGGTGATGAACCTGAACAAATTATTTGAGAAGTTCCTGCGTTAAACGTAAGGTTTGTTGCA